AAATTATCGCTCTATCATAGCCAAGTATTGTTATTGGCAATATAGGGGTGAGGGTTGCCGCTACGAAGGTCTGCCAATCGAACAGGCTAATGGCGAAACTTTTACAGACCCTACAGGTGGAATTGTTACGCCTGTATATCGTAGCTTTAGTCACGACCCACTTGTCGCTGGCAATGATGTTGCATCATTTTTTACGAACCCTGACGCCGAGTATGCTATAAACAGAGAATATGAAAAAGGAGATGTAGTAATACTTACTAATAATAAAATTTCCATTCAGCCGTATCAGGGTTATGTAACCGACGACCCCGTAAAGCTAAAAACGGTATATGTGTGCGTTAGTGGTAATAGCGGTCAACCCCCAGAAAATAACCCAACCTACTGGCAACAAGACGGATGCACTAAAAAGCTGGGCGCTTGCCGCAAAAGGTTCAATGAAACTGAAGATTTAGGTTTTTATCAAAACTCTTCAGTCGAATCGGGATTCAACTACCTGACTTTTTCAGGAACTAACACTTTGGAAAACGCCGATGGTTTGGCGGATGATGTATTAGCAAAAGCGGGCATATTTTACAGTAATAAGCCACAAATAACAGGTATATTCACGGCAACTGGAGAGTGGACTGTTGCGGGGTGGGTGAATGCAAACAATCTGTCCAGTGAAGTCGCAGGTATTCTTAGCACCACAAAAAACACTGGAAACAATGGGGGCTTATATGATTTCTTAAACATAGCGCTAATATCAGGAAATCAAGGCAGGGATGACGAGTTGCAAATCCCTGGAAATGTCGGAGCGTTTTATCGATCTGATGTCGAAGTTACTTTTGAGGCTCTTAATCGCCCTGAGGCAGCTATTGTCGGCCCGCTTGATGTGAACGCGCAGGGCTTCCCACTGCGAGACGATGCTGAAAGCTTTGACCTTGGCTCAGTGCTAAGTCCAACTTGGTACTTTTACGCTATAACCAACGAAGCTAAGGGTACTCTTGATCCAGATTGGGAAGACATAACTTATGGAACACGCTTAAGAACTTATGTTGGAAATGGTCCGATACTTAACAAGGTTGAAACTAAAAGAAGCAGACTCTTTAAAAATCAGGAAATTAGAAATTTGAGTGGTTTTGGCCCGCAACACTTTATGCTGGGAGGTATACCATATAACACGGGATCGGGCCACGCTTCCATGAATGGCGAACTTGGCCCATGGGCTATTTGGAATAGGTCTTTAAATGACGAAGAGATAGATTTCTTATATAAGGATATAGAAAACCCTAGCAGCACTGCCGAGGATCAGATTATTAATTTTGTGCCTCGCCCTTTCTACGAATGCACTGGTCAACGCACTGGTGTAACAGGCATAGTTAACGGAAGTGGCTTGATCGCTTGGTGGGATATGACCACGGGAGACCCACTAGATAAAGGTGGTATTAATGGCGGTTATACGGGCTTAGTGGATAAGTCTGAGAACAATCATTTCTTAACTGGATCGGGCTTTTACGGCACAGGTCAACATTCTTTTGTCGAACTAGATGTTTTACAAAAAATCAAAAACCCAAGCTCACCATACCCGCGCTTCGGTGGATACCCAGGAACAGATGGATTTGGATATGGAGAAGGTTCACAAGTTTAAAACGCTCAAGAGCGCATTCCGCGAGATCGAAAACATAGGGGACCAGAACCCTACAATTGAAGCTTGTGGGTTCATTGGCTTTGATGAGCAGGATCAATCTTTTATTGTAAAGCAGGAAGATAATAGTTCGCCTTCTCCTAGTGAATTTTTTCTAATTGACCCAATTAATTATCTTTTATTTAAGGACAAATATGAAATGGTGGGAATTTTCCACAGTCATATGATTGGTGATGAAAAGCCTTCGGAATTCGATATTAAAATGGCCGAAAATTGTTGCCTGCCGTTTCTAATTTATTCTTTAAATACAAAAAAAATACATATTTATGAGCCACACAAAGTCGAATGTAATGTAAACATATTGAGAAGGATGAAGGCACTCGTATGACGACTATAAAATTACATGGACTTTTAGCGAAGGAGTATCAAGACCAATTCGTTTTAAATATAGCGAAACCCCAAGATGTTGTCAGAGCTATCGATTGCAATAGAAAAGGTTTTCTCAAGCGATTCAATGAACTCAAAAGACAGGGATTACATTATGATATAATCGTTGACAGGGGTCACATATCTAAAAAAATAAAACAAGTTGATTTAGTGCCTGTAATAGTGGGGTCTGGCGCTGTAGTTGCAGGAATCGCGGGAATATTTGGTGGGGGCGCACTCGCTACTGTGGGCGCCACTCTGGCCGTTGGTGCGGGAGTCGCGATGCTCGGTAAAGCTCTAAAGCCAAAGCCTGAACAAAGACCTGATGTGGGAGGTACAGCCGCCACAGATACTAGCACACCTGCCCAAGATGAACCTGTCACATTTCAATCAAGGGCAGCAGTCGCATCGATGGTTTTTAACAATGTGGCTAACATTGCATCACAAGGAGACCCAGTGCCTATTGGCTATGGGCGATTAAAGATTGGATCTTCAGTTGTTCAAGCAACAATCAAATCCTTTCCAATGTCACACAAGACTTCAAGAGCGTTTAATCAAAATCCTTTTAACGTGGAAGGTCAAGAAGATGTCATGCAGGAAATTTATACCGCTGGGGACTAATGAAGCATATTAACAAAAAGATAAGGCTTGCTGGCGGTGCAAGTTACTTGAGAGCGAGCCGACGAGGATTGGTTAATAAAAGAAACCCAGGGTTCCGTGGTAGTCGCGGTGGCGACGGTGGCGGCGGCGGTGGTGGTGGAAGCTCCCCCAAAAACAACACCAAACACAATGGTAAAGGCCCCGAGATTATACCTCCTGTTTATTTGCCTCCACAGCTTGGCTCACAACAATACGGAGCATCTCACAGTTACGCAGAGACAATTGACTTGCTCACTGATGGCCCAATCGCTGGAATAGTAAATCAAAATGGCTTGATTTGTGATGGCGGCAATATTTTACAAGGTATATATCTTGATGATACCGCTGTTGCTGTCACAGATAATAGCACTCTCAAGGGATATTATGATTTAGGGTCAGCTACCGATCCAACAGGGGCTTTACAATTTAACGATAACAAACTGATTTCAGGATTCTTTGAAGAACTGAAGGGCGTTGGAGATTTAGGGGGCGCCAACGGTTGGAACCCAACTGCGCCGCAGTCTTTGGTTACGATGGGAGTCAAGTGGGGAGGCCCTCGCCCAATACGAATTCGTAATAATATAGGATCTTACAAACTTTTTACTCACACAAAGGCTGGAACTTGGCCAGTGCTTAGAACAGGTGGTAATTTTAACGCAAACTACGATAATTACCAAACCGTCTGCCTTTACACAGACAACGCTACCGTACAGAATTCTAAATTCATGTTTAGCGTTGGCAATAGAGCGCGGAACGTTCACCTTTGGGGGCAGCGTGGCGCAGCCAGCGCTAGACAGCACCTTAAGTATAGTCCGTCCGCATTAACGCCCTCAGAGGAAAGAGGTAATGCGAAATGCGGGCTACAAGCCAATCTAGATTTAATTTACGATAACTTTTACTCTCAAACAGACAATAAACATCAGAGAGAATTAGCTAGAAGGGTTTTGAGGAGATTGGGTTCTGGGTATCCTGAACAAGCCTTGGGAAGCCGATTACTAGATATTTTAAACGCAAGTTCCACACGCAACTGTCATGTTATTCTAAGGCCAGATAAAACACAGGCAGGCATCGTTGGAATGAACCTGTTAAATGGTGGCAAGCTAATGGATTACAGCTTCAAGCTGTTCAATTCCGAAGGTAAAAGCGTATTCGGAGGCATGGATGATGTCTATATTTATGATTTTATTTGTCCAGAAATAAATACTGATGGGACACTTACGGGCCAAGTTGAAGGATTTATAGTTGTATCCTTTCAATGGACGGAAGGCCCAATGAAGGGAGGCAACTTTGGTAAGTCAAACGCAAACTGGGGGCGGGCGTATGGAGTTTCGGATAGGATTACTAATGCGCTCAGAACTACCTCGTCCCTCCATTACAGTAGGGATCTGCCGACAGCTAACGGTATTAATACTTTAAAATTTAATTACTCAAATGTTTTGGCGGAATTCCGCAAAGGTAATGAGGATCAGATGCCTCTAAAGTATTTTAACCATGTCTTTATTGATCATGTTTATGATAAGCCTTTGTACGGGCCATTTAAACCAGGTAGACCTGCTCAAAGTGTAGCCACAAACACAAACATGCTTACTGCGCCACGCTCAAGAATAGCGACGGCCAATGGGCTTCCAGTTAATGAGGGTAGTGAGGACACAAGGGGTCGCGGAAGACATAGGTATGATTACGCCAATTGGGCGAAGGATTCACTGCCAAATTTTGAAGAGGCAGCTATTACACAAACGCATGTCGTCCTGAACCCAAATGTTGAATCTGTTTTTGTTACTTTAAATGTCGGACAACTTAGAGACACGCTGCAAACCCAGTTGCGCCAAGTAAAGGGCGCTCTTGGTGAGGATGGCACACTAAACCCAGGAGCAACATTTCCATCCATATTGAACGTTAGCGTAACAACTGGATTGATTGATGAGAATGGCACTAAAACGCCGAGCAAGACGCGAAATTATCGAATTATGGCGTTAATTGAATCTCAGACGCTAATTGATATAGGCAATCCCGATGGAATACCTGATACCTACACCTATGTAGAACCACTTGGGGATGCGGAAAGTTTGGTGACTCCAATACCACTGCCCGCCTTAAGTCAGGAAAATTTAAGGGCGCACAGAGATTCTGATTTAAATAAGAGTGTAGTTATAAAACCCGACGAACATATATCTATACAAAGGTATGTGGAAGTTGCAAGATTATCCACAGAAACTAATTCTGTTTTAATTTCGAAATCAGTTGATCTTAACAAAATTACAGAAATCATACCTGTTAATTTAACTTACCCATTTTCTACTCTTGTAGGGACTAAATTAGATTCTCGCTCCTTTGGTAATATACCTGTTCGCAGTTTTGATTGTAAACTGAAGAAAGTAAAAGTCCCAAATAACTACAAGCCAATGGCGGGTAATGGGCAAGACAAAAGATATTTTTTGACCCAAGGAGCTTTCGATGACGCACTAAAAGAAAATAAATTAATTTACGAAGGTGATTGGGATGGATCATTTGATGAAGAGTTACAGTGGACGGACAATCCCGCGTGGATTCTGTATGATCTACTTACCAGCACTCGATACGGTTTGGGGCAACACATAGATGAAACCACAATAAACAAATGGCAACTATATGAGATAGGTCGTTTTTGTGATGCTGTGGATGATAATGGTTATTTCCTCGGTGTGCCAGATGGTCACGGCGGAAGAGAGCCTCGCTTTTCCTGCAACATAGTTTTTGATGCGGGAATGAAAATATATGACGCCATAAACACCATAGTTGGACTGTTTAGGGGTGCAGTTTTCTTTAATAATGGGGAAATTAATTTTGTTGATGACCGCCCAAGAGAAACCGTAAATTTATTCACGAACGAAAGCGTATTGGATGGAATGTTTCACTATTCAAACAATAGACGCGATCAAACCTTTAACTGTATTGAAGTTACATACACAGATAGGTTCGACAGTTACATACCAAAGGTTGAAGTCGTTGAGGATGAGGAAGACATTAGGCAGCGTGGTTACTTCAAGAAAAAGATGGAGGCGATTGGCATCACCTCTAGAGCAATGGCGAGAAGAGCCGCAGAACATCAAATTTTCACCACAACGAAAGAAAATCAAACTGTTGCTTTTGAAGCGGGCCTAGAGAGTCTCCTATGTCAACCTGGAGATCTAATTATTGTCGAGGATGAGCTAAAAACACTAAAGGAAAACTTTGGAAAGATTTTAGAGGTTAATGTGGCGGATGAAACAATAAGGCTAAGTAATAAGTTTAACTCCTCGGACATGACGGGACGTTTAACGGTCTATACCCCAACAGGTAGAGACACAATAGCTGAAGTGGAAGATGTAGCAAGACGCAATCGTCAAAGGTCTGTAGGTTTTAGCGTGACAGGTGATGTTGTGCCATTCGCCTCTCAGCCTTGGTTTTCGGGCGAGTATAACTTCTCAGGATATACCCCTGGGTACGCCTACGCAACGGGAACAGGCAGCAATACTCAGGGACAATTCGAGGAATACGCACTGTATACTGGAACTGGGATTGGAGTTAACATGAATATGCTTTACTTCTCCACTGGATTTACAGGCTGGGTTTTCGCAACAGGAACTGGGGATATAAATTCTAGCACTCATACCGAAAATTTCTTCATAACTAGTGGATCGGGAAGCACTCTTTACGATCTAGGGACTGGCGAAATGGCCAACTATGACCCTAGCGTGGCAGACAGAAGGGGTGAGTCATATGGGGCAAGCGTATCGGGGCTGTTTTCTGGCAATAATATTCTAGATACCATAACCAATGGACTTCTACCTTCGGAGGTAATGCTCACAACGCCATCACAGACGACGGTATTAAGTGTTACTGGGGCAATCACCTTGAAGGATTACGGTTGCTTGGTTTCAGGATTTGCTCCAGACCAAGCGCAAATGCTTCCATTTTTAAAGCTAGGAAGCACCGCTAAATTTGAAATCAAAGAAAAAGATCCATTTATCTACAAGGTTTTAGCTTTAACTGAAACTAATCCAAATCAATTTCTTTTATCTGCCACCAAATATGATACTGGCAAGTGGGCGTTGATTG